GAATAATATAATAAAATGCCCTATTTCTCAAACAGATTCAAGAGGAGAACAATTATTTACTATTAGAAAGAGAAATCCAAGCACTAAGGATAATAGAGTTACTATTTATGCACAATCAAAACCAAGAAGAGATTTAGACTTAAATATGGTTATAGGAATGAGAACAACAGGAACTCAAACTAGAAAACAATCTTTACAGATGCTTTTAAATGCTTGTGTAGAACCTCATAATTATGTTGTAGGTAGTTTAGACACTAATGCAAATACAATCATTAATTTAGGACTAGATGAAACAACAGGAAACGTAATAAATTATTTAGATATTAATGGGATATCGCCAAGAACTGGACTTTTATCAGATTCTGAAAACTCAATTTTAAAAGCTTTTGGAGGAGAAATTATATTTAATAATTTTGAATTAAATATGGTAGACGAAAGAGGAACTGGAAATACTATTTTAATTAAAAGTGGTAAGAATTTAGAAGACTTACAACAAGAAATAGACGATACAGACTTGGAGGGTTTAGCGACTGCAATTTTACCATGTTCCGCAGATGGGTTTTACTTACCTAATAGCGAAATTATATATAGTCCAAATACAAGCTTATATGGTGATCCGATATTTAAAAAAATAGTGTTTGATGATGTAACCGCAGTAAATGACACACCACAAGCTATAAATGTTGTATATGAACAATTAAAAGAAAGAGTTCAAAACAAGTTTAATGATGGTATGGACAAGTTAAAAATAAATAATACTATAAACTTTATACAATTAGCTAATACAGAAGAATATAAAAATTATGCATCTTTAGAAAAATGTGAAATAGGAAATAATGTAATAGTTAGATATTACAAAAGAGATAGCCAAGATGTATTTTTAGAAGCAACAGGAAGAGTTATTAAAATAGTATTTAACGTACTTAAAAATAAAATTGAAGAGGTTGAAGTTGGGGAGAGGAAAAAGAAATCTATTGTAGATACAATTAATTCTACAACTAGCAATATAACTAATGTAAATAATAAGACTAATTCTAATACAGATAAAATTAAAAAAGTAAAAGTAGCAAGTGATAAAGCTATAAACGATTTAACTGTAACAATGGAAAAAAGTGATACTGGCATATTGCTAGAAGTACACAACAATAAAGACGATGCGGATACTAAAATTGAATTGCTTGATAAATCAATTCAGCTTAGAGTTTTAACAGATACTTATAATTCCGAAATAGATATATTAGAGGGTTCTATTGAAGCTAAAGTTGAAAAAGATGGGTTTGGTTCATATCTAAAACAATTTTATAACGAGATTATGGCATCTGTTTACGATGGTACTAATCATACTGTAACTTTAAATACAGATGGATTAAGCGTTGGAAATGGTGCGTTTACTATTAGAGATGATAATGGGAATGTAATTTTTAGAGTTAACACAGATGGAAGTGTGGGAATACAAGAATTACAAGTAATCAATACCGATCAAGGCAGCAAATGGTATGATATGTTTAGTAGTATGGACAAAATATATTTACCCAACATAGGTTGTGGGACTTTATATGTAGATAATAAAAGTTTAGACCAAATTATAGACGATAGATTGGAGTATCATGGTTTAATATAAAATACTAGATATTAACAATAACATGTACTATAATAAAGATATACAACCACATTTTGTAGTTGTATATCACTTATGGAAGGAGGGAGGATATGGCACAAAAACCCATTAAGCTAAGTGTAGATACCATTAATGATGCTACAGTAGCAATTTACGATAACATACGTAAAGGTGATACCTTATTAATGGTTATTAAATTATTCCAAGGTTCTCAAAGTTTAGATATGACAGGGCAACAAATTCGTATTATTTTACATAAGTCAGATGGGTATGATGTAGAAAAAATATTAACAGGATTAACAGGAACTGTTTTGACAGTTGCTTTTGACGTACAGGCTACTTTGGCGGGTGGCGATGTACAAGGAGAAATACAATTAACAGATGCTACTGGAACAACTATATCAAACTGGTTTGTATTTGAAGTAAAACAAAGTTTGGGTTCTAATATAGTTATAAAATCTAGTGATAAAATTGAAACTTTACAACAGGTTGATGCTTTAATAGCTGAATATAACGGTAATGCAGGACAATTAGCTATTCAAAATGCTTTAGCACTAACTAATATATCAACATTGGAAAGTGATATAACAACAGGTAATACACTTGATGAAAGTTTAAAAAATGATATTTCAATAGGGACTCCACTAGACTTAGTTTTAAAGTCAGATATTTCTATAGGACAAGCATTAGACATATTATTAAAATCTACTATAGCAATAGGTAATACAACAAACAATACTTTATTAACTTCAATTTCAAATGGAAATGAAGTTATAACAAACTTAACAAATGCTAACTGGAACGAAGTATGGGCAACTATACAGGAAATATTAAGTTTTTATATTGTAATATCACAGGGAACTATTATAACAGATGAAAATAAAAACTACATAACAGACGAAAATGGACTAATAATAACAATGTAAGGAAGGAGAAAATATATGGCAACAGAAATAATAGCGGGAAATTTGCCAACGTCAACAATTAGCGATGCAGATTATCTGTTAATAACAGAAGGCTTAGCACCGAAACGAATATTATATTCCGATGTAAAAAAAGATATTTTAGGAACTGAAACCCTAACACAAACAGGGAAAACACCCATTGGAGCAATAAATGAACAGGAACAGGATATAGTTGGTATAAATGCATCATTGCTAGACAATACGAATGATATAGCTAATTTAAGTAATCCAAACTTATTAATAAATCCCAATTTTCAAGTGTGGCAAAGAGGTACAAGTTTTAATACTTCTGGTATTTACACAACCGATAGATGGATGATAGGTGGTAGTATATTGACAGTAAATAAGATTTCTACTGGTGGTGTTAGTATTACTACTAGTTTAACTAATAATTATTTTGGACAAATTTTAGAAAATTCTAATATAGGTGGAAGTTTCGTATTATCATCTAAAATAAAAGCACCTTTAAATGCTAATTTTAAATTAGGAATATTTGATGTAACTACACAAACAATTATCAAACAGCTATCATGTATCGGAACCGGTGTTTCAAAAATTTATAGTGATAGTATATCTATTACTAAAAATTCATCTAATAGCTTATTAATAGTTCCTTTATGGCAAATGGATGCTGGAACTTATGAAATTGAATGGGTTAAACTCGAATTAGGTTCTAAGGCAACACCTTTTGTTCCTAGACTTTATGGAGAAGAATTAGCTTTGTGTCAGAGGTATGCTGTAACTGGGGATATAATTGGACTACAAATTATATATGGTCCCAGTGTACTATTTTTTACTGTGCCTATTACTGGTAATTTAAGAACTTTACCATCAATAATAAATAGTCAAAATTTAAAAGTATTTAATAGTAGTTATAATGTTGCTCAGACGGGATTCACTTTTGCAGTATCTAGTATAATGCAAAACAGTGTAACAATAATGGCTACTAAAAACTCACATGGAATAACACAAGGATATTTATCGATACCATCAACAAGTGGGTTCGATGCAGAAATATATTAGGAGGTAAGAAACATGGACGAAAATATAAAAGTGTATGTAAAATTAGATACTAATAATGTTATTATAGGAATAGATAGCATTATATTTATTCAAGATTTAATAGGATGGATTTGTATAGATGAAGGGCAAGGAGATAAATATTCTCATGCACAAAGTATGTATTTAGAAAAAGGCTTAATGGATATGCAAGGTAAGTATAATTACAAGTTAGTAGATAGCAAAGTGGTAGAGTTAACAGATGAAGAAAAAGTAAATATAGACGAAATAAAACAAAATAAGATAAATGAATTAAGTCAAAAATGTAATGAAACTATTGTAAATGGTTTTTATTCCGATGCAGATGGAATAAGGAAACTTTATGATTTTGAATTGGAGAATCAAGTTAATTTAAGTACAAAAGCATATCAACTTCAAATTGCTAAATTAGCTGGACAACCTATTACAACAGTTTCATATTATGCTAAAGGTGAATCTTGTCATGATTATACAGCAGACCAATTTTTAAAATTAGCACAAGACGGAGAGAGTTGGAAAACTATTAATATACAAAAGTATAAAGATAGCTTAAAATCTAAAGTAATGGCTTGCACCACAGCGGATCAAGTAAAGGCAATAACATGGGAAGGTGATATAAATGCGACATCTTAATAAATTCCATAAAGATTTAATACTTATAATTATTATGGGAATTTTGTACATGGGTATAGAGATTCTATGGCGAGGTCATACCGACATTTCAATGATGGTTGTAGGTGGTTTGTGTGGATTTTTAGTTGGAAGACTTAATGAACATCCAAAGTTCTATGAACGCAAAATGTGGGAACAATGTTTAACTGGTGCTTTAATTACTCTATGCATTGAGTTTATAAGTGGCATGATTTTAAATGTTTGGCTTAAGCTTAATATTTGGGATTATAGCGGAGAATTTGGGAATGTATATGGTCAAATATGCTTACCTTATGCGGGATGGTGGTTTTTATTAATGCCATTAGCTATATTTACAGATGATTGGCTTAGGTACAAGCTATTTGGGGAAAAGAAACCAAGTGGATTAATAGAGTATTACATGGATTTATTTACTAATAAGTAATGCATAATAGGAAGATAGTGTGCAACAAACTACCAATTTACATATTTTACTTTCAAATGAACCTAACATAAGGTAAAATAATACTAGGAGGTGATTTTCATGGAATTTTTATACCCAAAAACAACCACAAAACGAATTTGTAAACCAAGTTTTGTGGTATGGAGTTAAATATTGCTAACGTAGGATTATTACTAACCCTTGTAGGTTGTATAGTAGGGTTCTTGACATACAATTTAGCGAAGAAAAAAGAGGACAAGCAAGAAATAAAAGAAGATGTAACGAAAGCAACTACTTTTAAAAACGAAATTGATAATATTAAAGAGGAGCTTGGGAAATTAAAAAATGACCCGTCTATCCAAACAAGGATTGAAATGCAACTAGAGCATATTAAACAAGGTGTAGACGATATTAAAACGGAAATAAAAGATGTTAAAATTGATGCTAAAACATCTGAAAGAAAGATAAATGAGTTAGTTGAAAAGGTTGCAAGATTAGACGAAAGTTTAAAGTCGGTGCATAAAAGAGTAGATGAATTAGAATTGAAAAAATAAGGAGGAATGTATAAATGTTTCAAATGGATTTAAATGCAAGGTTTCACAATAAAGCTTTTTTAATGGCTTTAGTAAGTGCAATATTATTACTCTTAAAAAATTTTGGGTTAGGTCAATATATACCGGAGAACATTGATTATATAATTAATGGATTAATAACTATAGGTATTCTTTTGGGAGTTATAGCAGACACTTCAACTCCTGGAATAAGTGACAAAGTTGTTTCCGATGCAACGGTACAAGCTATTAACAATAAAGAGCAAGTTAAAGTGGAAGGAACAACAGTTTCTATAGGTAATATGGTTACAGAAGATAGTAAAGGGCCATTAATTGAATTTAACAAAACAGGTATGTCTACAACAGGAAGTTTAACTATAAAAGATAATTTTATAAAAGAAAAAGTACAACCTACAGAAAATTTAAATGCTAGTGCGAAAATTAGTGTAGATACACCAGTAGAGGGGTGATTGTGTGAAATGGCAATATTGTCTTTTAGATGAAGGTGCAGGGAATTTATTAACAGGATGGCAAAAGGTAGAAGGACAGTGGTATTTTATTAATCCTAATGGAACAATGTTAACTGGTTGGCTGCAGTATAAAAATAAATGGTACTACTTAAATGCAAGTGGTGCAACTTCTTGTGATTGCGTACAAACCATAAAAGACAAAGAATATAAATTTGATTCTAATGGTGCATTAATTGAAACTCTTGTTTCAGATGCTTGCATTGATTTCATCAAGTCATGGGAAGGCTATTATGGAACACCTTATCGTGATGAGGTTGGAGTATTAACACTAGGATATGGGATGACAGGCGAAGAAATAGCAGGTATTTCAGAGATCACAGAAGAACAAGCAACATCTATGTTAAAAGATTGGATTAATAATAAGTACGCTCCAGTAATAAAGGCTGATTTAGACAACAAGGGCATAGATTTAACACAAAATGAATTTGATGCACTTGTATCATTTGCTTACAATTGTGGAACTGGTGGTTTGTTAAACTCAACATTATACAAGCGTATATGCCAAGGTGTTAGAGATAATAGCTTAATAGCTAATTTCCAAGCATGGTCAAGTGGCGGAGGACAAAGAATAGAAGGTCTTTACAGAAGGAGGACTAAAGAGGCTGCAATGTTTTTAAATGGGGATTATACAGGAAACAACTAACGTAAATTAAGAGTATGCTATCATGTATACTCTTTTTTAAT